TTCAATCCAGTAAGCTATTTCCTCAGCGCTTGGCTCTTTGCCTTTGTTGTTTTGGTTTTGGATTTCCATTACGATTTGGCTTTGGTGATGCTGGTAATACTGGGTTATCCATCCGTTCACCGTCTTCTCGTTAACGTGATAAAAATCTCCATATTGTCCACGCATTCCAGCCTGTAAAATGTAATCAACTCTTTGCTCAGTCATCCAACCAAACTTTTTAAATAAGTCGTGTAGACAATTAATTAGCTCAGTTGCCTCCTCTTTTTTATACTCTTTAAATTGCTTTAAACCGCAAACAAATTCCATTTTTTTCAAATGCTTAATTATCGTTTCCTTCATTGTTTTGATTTTTTAGTTGCTCTTTTTCTCTTTGTAAGTCTTGCCAAATTTCCTCGAATACGTTGTAATTTTCTTTTTTATCTGGAGTTTTAGAATTGCCTTTTAAATAATTTGACAAATAAAGGTTAAATGAGTTTTCAGCTTTTGAAATTGTCATTGGCTCGCCTTCTTTTATTATGACCCATTTTTTAAAGTAACTTTTAATTGTTTCGGTATCCGTTGAATGTACTACGCTCATTCGCTCAAAGTAAGGACGTTTTAAAGGCTTTTCTTTATTAAAATCAATATAGACATCGTCCAAAGAAAAAAGTGCGCCAGCGCTTTCTTTATTTGTTACATTACCATTTACATTAACATTATCATTTACATTAACATTACCATTTACATTAACAGCTAAGTTTGCTAGGTTTTGCTTGGCTTTGCTAGAATCATTTGTAGCAAATGTAGCATTGCTAGCTTTTGCTAGACCTCCCTTGCGTCCAGCCTCGGCGCGTTGTTGTTTCTTTTCGTCCCAAACTACCAAATCTCTTTTTAGCTGAGTCTTAATTGGTAAAAATGCAACCTTTAAAAGACGGTCGTTTACCTCTGGGTTTTCGTCATTAACGTAGGCAAAAATAATTTTAATAAGCTTGCCAGCGTCTTCGTCTGTAAGTTCGTCAAATACCTCTCTTTGGTCGGTATATAGCACAAATGATTTTTTGCCTTGCATAAAATAAAAAAGCCCAACTGGTGGTAGTCAGTCGGGCGGTTAGGTATCAACCTATGGAATTATTCTCGCTACCACACAGGAATAATTCGATACACAAATATAACTCTTTTTTAGTTATCCAATCAAACCACGCTTCTTTAGTTGAATTAAAATGCAATTATAAGAGCGCTTCATTTCGTAAGCTATTGCCTTTACTGGCAATCGGTCACGCCAGAGGTTTAGCATTACCTCCGCCTCCGTTTCCGTAAATTTCCGCATCTTTATCCAATATTTTTTCAACTGCATTTAGGCATTCATTATATACCCCACCCCCCCGGTCTATTCCTTCGTGGATGAGTTCAAATAATTTAACGAAGTCGTGAAACTGCTTAATCGTTGCCTCGCCTTCGTCATATCCCTCAAGAAATCGAAACGCTTTAGTCGCATTGCGTTTTAAAGAGTTGATAATATTCTTATGCTTAACGGTAAGGTCGTGGTCGTAATCCTTTAAAAACGTGCAGTCTTCGTAATTGTCTAGCATAATTTCTTGGAGCGCCAAGTAAATTAAATATTTCTGGGTTGCCCTAAATTGCAACTCCTTTACAATTTCCTCTTTTGTCATATTAAACTAAGTCTTTGATTTTAACCAAAACGCCTACGCTGGTATTATTGTCACCGCCTCGAACGTTTGGGATTGCTTTTTTATCTAAAATTAATTGCCTTACAATTGTTTTCAATTCCTCGGTCTTAATAACAATTGCCTTTGTTTCCGTTACCTTATAAACCCAGTAATCGGCTTGCGTTGTTACAATTCCAGAGGGTTTACCTCGGCTTTCGTACTCGATGTAAATGTTACCAGTTTTCGCGCTTAATCGGTCTGTTTTGACTTCAAATTTACGATTGGAAACTATTTCGTCAAACCAAGTTTCACCCTCTAAAACGCCAAATTCTAGGTCGTATTTAAAGTCGCTATTGTATTTCAACGGCTAAGGTAATAACGTGCAACTCTTTTATCGTTAATAGTTACCATATCGGTAACAACTGCAAAACCTTCGTCTCTGAGATTTGCAATGCGAGCGGATAGCCTAAAGCATCCAAACATATTTAAAGCCTCCATTGGCGTAATTGAATAGCCGTTTAATAGCCAGCCTTTTATCAAAGCATTTTGTGAATCTGGTTTCATAAGATAATACCAAGGTTTTCGATTAAATATTTAGTTTCAAAATAAGCAGTTAAAAATTCCTCCTCTGTAACTTCCTCCCAATTGTGGTTTTCAAACCAGTAAAGGACGCGGTTAGGTTTAATTTTGATGTCTGGGTAAAGCTCCAACCTCAATTCTCCTTTACTAACGTGTAGGTGAATATTGTCATTTAAAAGCTTAACATAATTTAGGTCGCCAACTCTAAAGAATTGAGGCAACTCAATTTCTGAGTTTATTACCTGTTTAGTCGTAATCTTAAAATTTTCCATAGGTGTTATTTGATTAAAGTAATTTAAGTCCAAGTAAATAGCCAAGCGCAAAGATTGGCGTAAAGGCTAGGATTGTGTAAAGGATTTTCCCGATAATTTTAGTCGCTTTTTTCATTGGTGTTTTGTTAAGTTTTCGAAATATCTAAAGAATAAATTATAAAACAAAGGTTAAACTAAAATTTTAATTAGATTTTTTTTAGTTGCCTCTCTAATTAGGATATCGACTCGGTTATAAGGTAAACGCGTTTCCTCTGCGATTTCCTTTTTGTTATAACCCCAGCTGGCTAACTGGATAATACGGTTAACTACTTGCTTTGGCATATTCTCGACAAGGTTTGTACTTATTGCCATTCGTGGCGCCTTTTCGTGCATTCTAAGCTTAGTGTAAAGAATGTAAGCAACTTGGTTAGGACTTAATCCAATCGCCTTGGATATCGCGTTTTTGGTGTATCCATTTAGATACAAATCCTCAATTATTTGGGTTAGTTTTTCGTATTTGAAAGCTGCCATAAACGTTCGAAAGTTTCGTTAAAAGGTAATTTTTCAGTTTGGTAAGTTGACCGAATTCCTTTAGGCGTAAGGTCTCCAGGTCTTTGTATTTCTTTTCCTAAGTATTTCATTGCATTATTTCTTTAAGTTGATTCCAAATATTTATTTGATTCTCTCCCCAGTACATTTCACATTTTCCGTCTTTAATTGGAGCTTCCGTAAAATATGCTTGCCGGTATTCGTTAGGCGTTGCCGTATAACGATAACAAGTTTCTTTCTGGGGACAATTTGTCCCTTGGCACATTGTTATGTCAGGCATCTTTTTCGAATGTTTCTTGGTAATATTGTTCTGCAAATTCTTGTTTTTTAAAATCAACTACGATATTATCAAAAGCATCAATGTGTGATTTAATTATTTGCCTCTTTTCTTTTTTCTTGGCTTCCTGTAAAATCATTTGCCAAGTGAATTTGTCCTTTGGAGTTGCCCAAAGTTTTTCAAATAGGTAATCGACTGCGGTTTTGCTCATTTTATCTGGAGGTTAAAATTTTCAATTAGCCTTGCGCCAGTAACATTTTCGCCGCGTTTAATTGCCTCTTTAATGGCTACTTTGTCCGCGGTTACGACGTTTTTAACGTTCTGGAATGCGTTTGGTAAAGCCTCAACAATATCGACCTCGACCGCTTCACTTTTGCGAATGCTTAACTTAAATAAAGGAGACTCTATTTTTTCGATTGAACTTACCAGCATTGCGTTTTTAACTGCGTTTTTAAGTCTGTCAATTGCTCGCTCTTTACTTTCCTTCATTGCCTTTAAACGCTTTATTTCGTTGTCGATTGCGTCCGCATCGCTCTGGATGTTAGCGATTACCTTGGCATAATTGCCAGCCTTGGTTTGGAGTTGCTCTTGGTTAATTACTAGAGCTTGCTCCAACTCTGGCGTTAGTTCCTCAGTTTCCAATAGGGACGCTAACTCTAGCGCGTCCCTTGTTATTTCATATAAATTTGCCATTAAATAAGTCCGTCTAAAGTTTCTTTTTGCTCTTTGTTAAAATTGTACTTGGTCATTGCCTCCAAAGCTTGTTTGCGTTGCGCTTCCGTTCCGTTTAAATACCGTACAATGTATGCGAATTGTTCGTCTGTAGGTGCTACCTTAACCGGAGCCTTTGCCGTGTGGTCATTACTTGCGTCTGGGTCCAAGTGACTATCTTCGATTAAAAGCAGACCCGAAAGCGCATATTTTCGCGCATATGAGCTTGAGCTTCCGAAACTTTGCGCGATGTCCATCCCTTTGCGGTTTGGGTCAATTCCAGCTTGCGCGGTAACCGTGCGGCCTTCTAAATCTTTTTGAATACTAGCGGTCGCCTCGATAAATACCAAGCCGCCAACTTCTTTAACTTCGTCGTGAATTGTTAGCGTACATTCATATTTCAAAAGCAAAGGTTTAACCGCCTCCAAAATATCCTCGCAGCTGCGATACTTGTATTTGCCAAATGAGTTAAACTGATTCTTTGGAGCCTTTAGCTCGCTCTGGATTTTAATTAATTCTTTCATAGGTGTTTAGTTTTAAAGGTTACGTTCAATTTCAATTTCAATTTCTGCCAATAAGCTTGGCGTTGGTTTTACCTCAATTACTTCGTCGGTTATTTCGTCGTTAAACGAAAGGCTTGCCGTGTGGTCAATAGTTACCTCGGTTTCGCCGTATCCCGGACAAACATCGGTATCGTCTTCGCCCCAGTTGGTAACCGAGTAATCGCCAGTCCAGTAGTACGTTTTGCCTTCGTACTCAAATTCGATTTCTTGGTCATAATAATTTTGCTCGTCGTAATTCATAGGATTTAAAGTTTAGGTAAAGGCCCCGAGGGGCCGTTTTATTTATCTAAGAGCTGGATTGTGTTGCTTTTTTAAAATCTCTCTCATTTCCTCAATTTCCTCAGCATTTGCAAAATCCATTTCCCAAGTTTTTCCAGTTTCTAATTCTTGAGCTTTTCTGTAATTCAATTCGTAAATCAATTCTCGAATTGTTAGTGTAATATCCTTTTTTCTAGTATCTGATAACTGAGAATCACCAGAATTTAAGTAGCCAACAAAATAATCTAATCTAGATTGCAAAATTTTAGTTGGGTAATAGTACTGGTAAAGGTTAGCGTTTACTGGTTTTTTTGGTGTTAGAGTTGTCATTGCGTTAGGGTTTAAATGAATAACTGATGTAAAATTATTACTTATTTCTTAGATTCCAAACAATTCCTAAAAATATTTTCAACAAATTTTAATTTTTTTCTCAAATGCCGTTTTTTCGGCTATAACTTGCAAAAAAAAAACAATGGACGAAACCCAAGTTTTAAATCCGTTTGGCTACGGAAATGCCAGCCGGGTAATTGACGAAAACAGAAAGCCAGCGGAATGGTATTGGGACTATTTAGAGTTTAACGAGGTATTTGCCGAAAACGAGTTTTACGTTTTATTCTCGGACGGCTTATTGGTTAAAAAAGGTCGGTCTAAGTTTCGAACTTCCCAGTATTTGAAAGGCGAACGCTTCACCTCATTTAAAAAGGTTTATGAAAGGCTTTAAAGAGTTTTTATTTGTTGTACTTGGCGCGGTTGCCTTTGCCGTGTTCGTAATCTGGCTTTACTCATAATGGAATTTAGCACCCAAGTATCTGAGGTCTTAATTGAGATTAAAGACCTATTAATAAGCAAAAATCAAAAGTACGGCAACTCAGCGCTTGAGCCGCTTGGTGTATTTAGCAAGCTAACGCCAAAACAAGCTTTATTTGTAAGGATTGACGATAAGCTAAAACGAATTAAAAACGGCTCTTTAGAAAAGGACGACGAAGACGTTGTTAATGATTTAATCGGATACCTTGTTTTGTTAAAAGTAATTGAAAATTCAAAACGTAATTACGACGAACTAGACGGGTCCCATAAATGGAAAAGCGTTAAAAATTTGTAAAACATAGATTACAATTTGGCGCGTTTTGTAAAAAATGTTTAACGTTATCGGAAATCTTTCGAATAACGCGGGTAAATTTTGCAGTTTTTTACCTTCAAAATAACTTTTTAGAAACGCCGATTTGGTGAACTCTTTGCAAAGGCTGGTATTGGTAACTAAATAAATACTTGTTGTCCAAATAGCTTACGTTGGCGCTTGGTTGTAACAAAGAGTTTACGTTTGCGCCTAAATAAATCCCTTTGCTCTTCTTAATTATGGTCTCGGTTTTTGTCTCGGTTATCGTATTAGTTACCACCGGTATTTTATAATCGTTTGTAGCGGTCATTTTAAGCACCTCTCCGAGGACTTCTCCGCTCACGTTAGTACTTCCATACTCAAAAGGAAAAGACGCGTTAAACTGGCTAATTTTAGGCTTAAAATCGATTAGCACCGTATCCCTTAAAACTTCCGTTTTAATCTTTGTTTTTGGCACATAAATAGTATCCTTTTGGCTTACAAAAACCGTGTCCGTTTCTGTTTTAATTTCCGTTTTATATACTGTTTCAAATTCTGGCCTTGGGAATACCACAAAAGCCAAAATAACGCCTATTAAAAAGCTAATTACGGCAATCCTAATTCTTTCGTCGTCTAGTAAATGTCTCATTTCTTTTTGCCTCTATATTGAACGTAACAAATAACAACGCGCTGGTCTTGTCGCGGAAATTCTCGCTCCATTACTGGGTCGGTAATGCATCTAGCGACAAAATCGTTTTGTCTTTCTCCGGGTTTAGGTTTAGGTAAAGGCATATTATTCGTAAATATCAATGTTTTCGTCTTGCAACAACGCCTGTAACTGTTCCCTTGTTTCTTTTATAGCATCGTAAGCGCCATCGCTTAAATCTTCAAACTTTAACTTGGCTCGCATCCATTGTTCTAGCTCCCACAATACGCCACGATATTTAGTGCCTTCTCTAGCCGCATTGTATTCGTAACTTTCTTCTGGTAGGTTAAACTCTAGTATTGCTTTCATAACGGAAATTTACAAGAATCGATTAACAACTCATAACTCTGTTTTCCCTCTTCGCGTTCCCTAGTTACGTTTAGCGTAAGTATTCGACCGCCAACAGGTTTAACAGGCGCTCCGCGTTCAACGTGCCACCCAAAGGCTCCGTCTTGATACTCTTCTTTATACGAGCCAGTAATTGCAAGGTGAATTTGTTTGTGTTTGTATTCGTAAATCCTCTTTCCGGGATTGTATTCCATTATTTCGCGAACGTCGTTACGGCTTGCGTTTTCGTGAATATGGCCCATAATAAAGACGTCCATATTTTCGTAAGTTTCTAGCGCTCTGGTCAAGTTAATAGCGCCTTTTGTTACAATACCCCCCCCTCCTGAGCCGTGGAAATACTTAATATTTTTACTCATATGGGTGTTTTCCCAAATTGAGTATTTAAGTAAAAGCCAACCGCCATAACCGCCAGTTTGCACGTTTGTTTTATTAGTGTAATTGAGCAAATCGACAAATCTTTGCAAAGGGTCTGTTTCTAGGTTTTTAATAATTGCGGTTTCGTGGTTTCCGTATCCAATAACAGTTAACAAATGCGCGTAAGGAGACCACCAATCAACGGCCGTTTCAATCACCGCGTCCAAATAGTTTGCTTTGTTATGCTCTGGTAAAATGTCCTGTTTATTTCTTCTAGGGTCATATTTCCCCATCATCAAACAAAAGAAATCGCCGTTTACAAAGATTGGAATTTGATTCTCTTTGCAATATTCCAAATGCGCCTTTAGCATTTTGCGGTCGCATTTAGGATTATCCCAATGCAAGTCGCTAAGTAAGGCTAATCGGTTTTCGTCCTTGCTTAGGGCGATTGTATGCACGTTGCGTGCAATTTTAGTTAATTCCATTAAATAGGGATGTAGGTTGTTTTGCCTCCAGACCGAACGGCCTTTAGCTTTTGCTTTCTATTGCCAGATTTAACGAAAGAAACGTGAACCCAGTCAGGATTAAAATCCGTTCCAAATTCCCAGATAAGTTGGTCGAAATCTAGCTTGTTTTTGATAAAGTCAAAGACCATTCGATTGGTAACTTGTCCGTTTCCGCCATCCATATCGATGTCAATGGCTTGCCCTTTGCAATGCTGAGAAGATGCGCTACCCTTTATAAAATCGTTTAGCTCCTTTGAGCGGTAACCAGAGCTTATGAAAATAGGCGTATTGAAATGCAATCGGATAGGCTCAAAAACTCTTTCCGCTAAAAGCTTGAAATTTTCTAAATGCTCGGCGGTTGGCGTGTTGTCAATTCCATTACGCTTGGCCGTGTCGCTTCTAGTAATTTCAGCTAGATTTAAATTAGGACTTATTTTCATTGTTTGGCTTTTTAAATATCTTTTCGGCTGCGGTTATTCCTAAAGCTGCGGCCGATAATGCAGCAACAGAATAAACAAGCGGCTCATTTTGATTTAAAAACAAAGTAATGCATAAAGTTATTCCGCTGGCCACTCCAACAAGGCGTTTGCTAGATGCTTCGCCGTTTTCGCTAAAAAATCCTTTTGACCAACTAAAAAATCGTTTCATCGTCCTTGCCCTCTATAGGTTTTAGGTTTTTGCTGGCTCTTTGAATAAGCCTTTTTGGCTTTGCCATTTCGACGCTTGCCAAATGATGTTGGCTTTAAATTTGAGTTACTTCCCTTTTTCATTTTTGCGCTGCTCAAATAAAGCCTTTTCGTTTTTAATCTTGAATATTAGCCAAACGATTGAAAGACAAGAAATAATCACCGTTAGGAAAATATTTATGTTCATTAAATCCAGACTTTGAAACACGTTCGCAATAATTGCCGCAAGTGTGCTTGGTAGTCCTATTTCGTCCTTTTGGAAAATATTCATTTCATTTAATAGCGTTTCGTTTACCAAAAATAAGTCATTTTAAAGCAATAAAAAAAGGGCTATTTCTAGCCCTCTAAATTCTCGGTAATGGTTTACCCTTACTTGTCGCTTAAAGCCTCAAATAAAGGCGCTAAAACAAGCACAGTAAAGCCTTTAGCCTTTACCTTGTCCTTAATCAAATCGGCATCGCTTTTGGTCATCTCAATCTCGCCCTCAGAATAGTAAATTTTCTTTGCCAACTCGTAAACGCGAATTGGGTCGTCTTTTTCCTCGGCGGTAAACAGAGCGTTTCCAACTAGCTTGGATAAAAGCATTGGCTCGCCTTGCAATGGGTTTCCTTCGATGTCTTTAATTTCAATCGCTAAATTGACTTTCATATAATGGTGAGGTTTAATTTTTCGGCAATATAGGAATATGCTTGGTCATTTGAATCGTCCCAGTTTAAATAATCGTCTCCAGCCATTGTAACGTTTCCGTCCGCAAGCGTTTGACCGATAATTAAAGGCATTGCCTCAGTACCTTCACCGCTTGAGCAAAGCTGATAATAAAACGTGCAAGACGTTGCCAAGTTGTCGTTAATAATTACGGCGTTTAATAAGTTAGCCTCTTGGCTTTCGCCGTTTTTCCAGATTTGAATAGGTTCAATTGATTTCATTTTTATGATTGTTTAAATTTTATACATATCTCGCGTCCAAATCTACTAAAACGCCGGCAATTTCTACGCGTACTATTGCGTTAGGTGTTATCGTTCCACCTCTAGCCGTTCCAAGTTTCCAGTTTACGGCGCTGCCACCGCTAGGCGCCGCTGTTCTAATATCACCGTTAACGTGTAATCTAGCACCTACATCCGTTGTCGTTCCAATCAAGACGTTGCCGCTGGAGTAATTAATTACTAAAGGAAATCCATTAGTCCCAACAGAGTAAAACCCAAAGTTATCTGAGTTTTCATAAATGCCAGTAAACCATCTTTGAGAGCCAACACTAAAATAACCCATTCCAGCCGATGCGCTAGTTGCCCCTCTATTTGCGCCATAGGTTCCGTATGTTGTGCCAGATAAATAAACACCGCTAGAGGTTCCATAAGCACCGCTAACCGTAGCCGTCCCACTAACCTGAAGCCTCGCTCCGTTGTCTGTGGTTGTGCCGACTAACAGGTTGCCGCCTGAGGTTATTCTAGCGCGTTCGGTTCCTAAATTTCCTGGATAAGTTCCTGACCAAAAAGCAAAAGCATTAGTTCCTGCGGGTTGACCTATTCCCCAATCAGCAACAGACTCTTGGGTAAATTTCATTATCGCACCTGTTTGAGAGGAAGTTGCGTTGTTAAAAATTTCAAATATAATACCTGTTGTTGGATTATTGGCATATACAGAAAGTTTTGTACCTGGACTAGCCGTCCCAATCCCAACGTTGCCGCCTGAGGTTATTGTTACTCTAGCCTCTGCACCTGATGTACCATTATAAAAAACAAACTTTCCATCAGTTTCAATTAATTGTTGAGCAATTGCAACAGAATCGCTACTTGTATTGTAAAATCTTAATCCTCCTACATTTCCAGATGTTCTCGCTGATTTAAAATCAAGTCCTACAAAGGCAACACCTTCTCTTAATGTTAGGTCAGCGTCAGTATTTATCCCTTGTGTACCCGCACCAATAGCAGCCGTCCCACTAACTTGCAATCTTGCTCCGTTGTCTGAGGTTGTGCCGACAAGGAGGTTGCCTCCGCTGGTTAATGTCATCGCTTGGGTGAAGCTTATAGCATTGCCAGCCGTTCCTGATGGGGCGGTTTGCCAAATATGTGTGCCTTCTTTTTGGTAGTAGTTTGTAGCAAAACTTGATGCTATATATGTTAATGAAGCACCACCTGTATAAGTCCAATTCAGTCCAAAGTTAATTTCGTTTACACCATCTGTTCTTCCCATTAACCCACCTACTGCTATTCCTGTACCTAATTGGAATGCTCTATATACCGACCACGCACTCGGTGTAACTCCTAAGCCAAGGTTACCTGATGAAGTAATAGTTACTAAATCAGTAGAGGCAGTTGTATTTCTTATTTGAAAAGTATTAGAAATATTACCTCTAACAATTATCTCGTATCCTTGAGTGGTATTACTAAGGTTAAATCCTGGGAATCCTGTTGATGTATTTCCTTCCACAGAAACTCTTGGAGAAGCTGCATTTTGTAAAGAAACATTCCCACTAAACCGCCCTGTTCCGTTGACATCTAGTCGGAAACCGTTATCAGCAGTTGCACCAAGTAATAAGTTCCCAGTATCTTGGTTAATAAAGAAAGGTGTAGTTCCTGCCGTTACATTGTTTATTGAAAAACCTGTTATTGTACCGACATTGTTGTTGTTCTGAATTTGCCAAGTGTTAACTCCACTTCTTTCAATTCTAATAAATGGAGTAAGTCCTAGCAATGTTAGCATAGCACTAGGTCCATTCGTACCAATCCCAACATTCCCATCTAAAAAAGTATATCTAAAATTACTAGATACTCTTTGGACAGTAAATCCATTACTTATCCCTGACATTCCTGCTCTGAATATATTAGAATCAGTAGCAGATGGAGCAATTACATCAAGACTGTAACCTGGATTAGCATTACCAATCCCAAGCCTATCATTAGTAGCATCCCAAAATAAATTAGACTCTCCTGTTATTGCAGAAGATGATGACCAATAAGCAACTTGTCCTGCCGTTCCTGTCCCTGTCACAGGGTTAGTTAAAGCGTTTTGCTTGTTGTTAAACGTTGTCCAATCGGTACTTGATAACAAGCCGTTTTGAGAGCCGCTAGCCGTTGCAATTGCTAGCGTAATTGTTCCGCTACCAGTTACTGGAGTAGAGCCAATAGTTACGCCGCTAGTTGCTGAGGATAAGCCGACAGAGGTAACCGTTCCCACGTTAAACGTGCGGTTTGCGCTCAGGTCTTGAGTCGTTCCGTTAATAGTTATCGTTCTACTTGTTGGAACGTAGCCGCTTAAATCTGGCGAGTAAATTGGAATATTTAAGGTACTACCTACCAAAGTAGCCGCGCCACTTGAGCCAGTAGTTGTAAGCGTTAAAGCGTTCTGTTTGCCGTTAAATGTAGACCAATCCGCCGAACTTAATGCACCTCTATTCGATGCACTTGCAGTAGGTACGTTTAGCGTTATTACTGGCGTTGTCGTGCCATTTGCAACCGTACTAGATAAATCCGTACCGCTTGTCCCTAAAGTCAAAGCCGCCACGCTTGTAACCGTGCCAACGTTGTAAGTCCTATTAGCGCTTAAATCCTGAGTAGTTCCATTAATGGTAATTGTACGAGTTTCTGGAACTGGCGTAAATCCTAGCGCATTCTGCTTATTGTTAAATGTCGTCCAATCGCCAGAACTCAAAGCGCCTCGATTTGTAGCGCTTGCAGTAGGCAAGTTAAACGTATGCGTAGCCGTTGCGCTCGCAATGTTAAAGTCCGTTCCTGTAGTTCCAACCGCAAAGTTTTGCACTTGAGCGGTCAACCCATTCAAAGCCGTTAAACCAGTCGTAAACGTGGTAATTATTTGGCATAAGGTATTATTTTCCGTATGCATCGTAATTGTACGACCAGAATGGTTAACGTAATATCTAACGGCCAATCTATCAGTTAAAGCAAGAGTTGTTGTAGGTACTGCTAAACTAGAAAAGTAAGGCGTTAAAGTTGTGCCAAATGCAATTAACTCAGGCGCCGAACTGCTAGACGCTATTAAAGTAAATGTTGTGCCATCGTACTTATAAAGCTCAACGTAAAAGTTTGGAGTACCTCCACTACTTGACGCGCTAAAATAGGTTTCAAAGTTCCAGTTACCTCCGGGAATTTCTAGCAAATTTGGGTCGCCAGCATCGGTTAAAAAAGAAGCAATATAGCCATCCGCGGAAATAGTAAACTGCGTTCCAGCTCCCAAAATGGGAACCTTGTTTAATTCCTTATAAGCAACGCCGCCAATTGTTCCTTGGTTTACTGAGCCATTCAAATAGTAACTAACTGACGAACCGCCACCGCTAGACTCTGGGAAATCAGCCAAAGAGCCGTCGCCTCGAATGTATTGCGCAACCGTTCCAGCGCCTCCTAAAACTTGATTTTCAGTAATTGATAAACCAGTAGCTTCCGGAGTAATTGTTACTGGTAAATGATTCTGGCCGCTGCCAGCCGGGTCGGTTGGACTTTGTCCCTCAGAAACTACAAAGCCGGGGGAAGCTGGTTTGCTTCCTTCCCTTACAACGCTCGCTCTGTATTTGCTAATATTTACGTCTTCCATTTATGTCGTTGGTTCAATTCCTAAATCGTAAAGTTCAATTTGCGCCGTTCCTGTTCTGCAATTTAGTTGGTAGCTAACTAGCGCCCAATAACGTCCGTTGAATAAAAAGGAGCGCCAAGGTTCGATTGGTCTACGTTCCAAAGTTGCCATAATTCTGTAATTGGTTCGCCCTTTCAAGTTAGCCAATTCTTGCACGATAATATCTAACAAAGGTAAGGTTTCTACTCCATCTCGGCTCCATAACTCCGAAACAGGATTGCCAGCCGTAAGCAACTGAATTGCCGAAGCTGAGTTGCTAGTTATTGCGTCGCCAATGTATGTATTGTAATCTGGGTGAACGTTTGCGTAAGGAGAACCGGTAACCGCTTTTACTCCCAATTTAGAAAGCGAAAGGCCGTCCGTTTTTTCAATCTTTAAAGAAATGTTATCGTAACGTATAACGTATCTGTTCGCCGTGCCTCCATTACAAATCAATTGATAAAGCCTAATTTCAACTTCGCCGTCTACTGGAACTAAAACGTTATTAATTGCAATGCTATTCCAAACGCTGCCAGCCGTAACCGCGAATTGCATTACAGTAGGCGTTGCCGTCCAATCAAAAGTCGTCGTTGTATCTCTGTATAAATACTGATTACCAATTTTAACCATTAAGCCAACGGAATGCGTTCCACCGGCTGGAGTAATAGGGAAAGCTGAACCAACTCTTTCAACCATGTATTCAAAGGTCAAAGAAATTGTATTGGCCGTTTCTTGCGCTATTGTAATCGCTCCGCCAGTACTATTCGTATTCGCAGAAATCCAGCTAATATTTGGGTCGCTGGCGCCAGCCGTTGTGGTTGTTGTCCATATCTGGCAATATTCACCGCTAGAATCGGCAACGTATTGAACCAAAGCAGTAGCTCCACTTGGAACGCTAGACGGTTGCAAGCTAGGAATCGCGTTATGGTAATCCCAAAGCGTTAATTGGTATGTGTTTGGGTAAGGCGAAGCGGAGCTATTAAAATTCCATTCTGTCGATTCAAACTTGGCATCAAAAACACCGCCTTGCGAATCTTTGTCCAAAATACCAAGGTTTAGAAAAGCGTTAAACTCGGTAAATACTCTTCGCGCCGTTTCCTCTGGTCTATTGATATCCGCGTTAATATCGTCGCCGTTTATAATCGTTTCACTAAGTAAAAGAGATTGGTTAGGGTCAAACGTAAAAGCCTTATAACTGATTTGGTTATATTCATTTAGGCGGATAACATAAAACTTGTCCCTCCACAAAAATACGCGGCCTAAGAAAGGATTAACCATTCGCTCAATGGTATCTTTTAAATACAATTGCTCGTTTTCAATCCTTACGCCGTTGGAAAACTTAGCCGTTTCTCCATCGGTATAAATAGCATTTAAAGGGACGTTAAATTGTCTGAATGGCGAAATAGTATCGTTCATTCTAGTTTCGTGAATATTCACGCCAACAAAAACGTCTCTTTTATCGACAAAGCTTTGGTTTAAACCTCCAACAACCGCGGAAAGCGCTTGAGTTCGTGGGTCTGGCCAGCTTGCAAAGTTTGACCTAATGGAATCCAAACCTTTTAATCCGTCAATGGCCGTAAATTGAAAGAGCTTGTTTCCGCTACTGTATGGACTTGTTATAAAGTCAGGCGCAATAAAGCCGGTAAAGAAAGATTGGATTCCTTCAAATAAAAGGTAGTTTATTCGATTTGTAGGTCCTCCATCCGCAACCGCAACAAATGTATTTTCTCCAAATGCTATTCCAACAAAAGTTGCAACAGAAGCCGCTGGTATTGCAGTCCAAGTAATTGCATCCGTACTATATAAAATTCTATTAGTTCCGCCATTTGTAACCGCAACAAAATAACCATTACCATAAGCAAGACCTTGACAAGTAGTGCCAAAAGAAACTACGTTCCAAGTTAATCCATCTACTGAATAAAAATTACCAGTAGTAAATAAACCATTAGCGTAAATTATAGATTTTTGACCAAATGCAGTTGCTTGTTCATCCCAAGTAAATCCGTCGTATGATGTAAATGTAGTACCGCCAGTTGAAGCGTCAGAAATTGCAACCCAAATTCCAGTACCATAAGCAACGCCAGTAAAATTTGGATTAATACCGCTATTTCTTGCAGTCCAAGTTATTCCATCGGGCGAGGTCATAATTCTATTGCTTGCACCACTTGAAGCTACCGCAACGAATAAATCATTACCAAAAGAAACTGATACCCAATTATTATTTGCCGCTGGAGTTCTACTTGTCCAGTTTATTCCGTCAGTTGACGAATAAGCAAAAGCAGTAGGCGTTCCACTAACAACCGCAAAACCAACGGCCACAAATAAGCCATTTCCGTACGTTATGGCGTTCGCTTGCCATCCAACAGGTATTGTCTCAACCCAAGTAATTCCGTCCAATGAATAGGCTAAAAATGGCCCAAACGTGGCCACAAAAATCCCATTACCATAAACTATATCTTTATATCCATTTGTAACCGAAACTCCATTCCAATCTGTAATATCGTTATTATCTCCAACTTGATTTAAAACAACTTTCCAAGTCCTATTTCCACCAACTAAAAACTCGTTGAAATCTCCAGTCTCTCCAGCGATTGTAAAGTCAATTGAGGAGCCTATAATTGTCTCTGTTGGGTCGTTTCCTGTGTTGCCCCAGTTGTAAGTAATGTCGTTGATTTCAAGCGGCGTAACGGCACCAGAATAGCCAAGTTTTTGTATTTGCAAATCCCAAACGTTACCGCCATAATTTGTCGCATAACCGCCTTGGTATTTTAATCCATAAGTGTTAATCGGTACGTTTTGCCCAGTTAAAACCGTGTAAACCTTGGTATCTTGGCTCGGCATCGTAAAGCTAAACGAAAGTTGAGGAGATAATAAAGTATTACCAGGCAAAGAATACCACTTTGCCGTGTGGAATCCAGAATCTGGAGCAACCGCAATCGTTAGAACGTCGCCCTCTGTGTAGAATTCAGCTGGCGCAACTCCATTAACTGTAATTGTGCCAAGTCCTTCGCGAACGGCTAGTAAAAGCCTATAATCGTTTGCCATTATCCTTTATTTATCCTGTTACTAGCTTGTCCAAATACATAAACCAAGTCTTGGCCTCTAACTACCAATTCGCCGTTCAAATCTCTTTGCGTTGCAAACATTCCGCCTTGTGCGCCACCACCTACAAAGCTAGAGCCACCTCCAACACCGCTGGAGCCTACTGAGCTACCCCCACCCCCCCCTCCTTTTGAGCCGCTGCCCAAGCTTTTTGCTTTATTTGAAACAAAACCAGCTAAAGCAACCAAAGCAATACCAGCTCCAATTGCAACCGCTGGATTAAGAGTTTGTAAAGCCTTTTTAATACCTTCTACTGCTAAACCAGTCGCAATGGCTAATTGTCCAAGTTGATTTAATATACCAGCTAATCCTCCAAGTAAAGCGGCTCCAGCTGCTTTTATTACGTTTCCGCCACTTGCTAAAGCGTCTCCAATTGCAAAAGCAACGTCCCCTAAAGTATTTTCAGCGCCTTGCTCTAATATTTTAAATGTCTCTTCAATAAAAACTTGAGTTTCTCCTAAAGCAGTAGTAAACGATTCTAAAGAGCTAAAACCTTCGGCCGCTCCGTTTGCAATTGCAGCGTAAAACTGTTGGATAGTTACGCCAGTACCTTGAAACTGAGCTTGCAAAGCCTGTAATCCTTGAATTTGGCTTTGTATGTTTTTTGTGTCAATACCTCCAAAACTTTGTTTAGGAATATCAAAAGAAATTTTAGGAAAAGTAAACTTGATATTTTGAATTTCTTCAAGTGTCTTTTTAATTTCTTTATTATTTTCAAGTTCCTTGGTTGATTGTTCAACTTTTTCTTTTACAAATAAAGCTCCTTTACTATTTTCTTGAACTAATAAAGATTCTAATTTTAAATTTTCTGTTGTTAATCTATTTCTTTCCTTAGAGCTACTTATAGTTAAATTAATTAAATCATTTAACTCACCTTCAACCTTTGTTGCCTCTGAAATAGCAGCCGAACCAAATCCACCGGCTGCGGCTCCAATTGCTCTTCTTTGTTCGTCTTCAGCTCTAGCTTTTTCAAGGTCAGCTCTTTTTTGTAAAATTTCAATACCTCTTTGCTCTTCCTCCAATAAAAGAGTTAAAATATTAGCGCTATTTTTATCAATTTGATTTGAAAATGCTTTAGCCTTAGCCAATGCCAAAATATCATTGGTTAAAGACTTATAAGCTTCGCCAACGTTACCAGTTAAAATTTGTTCGTCTGTTAAATTCTGTAAGTATTTTGGATATTCTTTTTTTAACTTTTCAACTGCGGCTAATCTTTCGTTCAAAGTTAAGTTTGTATTTTCCGCTTGTATGGTTAAATTCTTAAAACTTGAAATTTCCTTTTGAGCGTTAATTTGACCTTCCAAAGTAGCCTTGGAAATTCCATCTAAATTTTCTTTATATTCTTCAAGTCTTTCATTTAAGGATTTAGCTGCCTCCTCTGTTTTAAAAAATCCTTTTTGTTGTAAAACCGTAAAAACAGTCGTTAAAATAGAAATACCTAAAACTAGGGCATTGCCAGAGCTTAAAATTGACCCTAAAGCCGCTCTAACCGCAGAGCCGGTTGAGCCTGTTTGATTTTTTAATACTTGAAAAGAGCCAGCCAATTGCGTAATGTTGTTACCTACGCCAATAATTCCAAATGGCGCATCTTGAATAATTCTTGCAAAGTCAACTCCTACAGAATTGTAACTGCTAGTAGCTTGTGCTAGTTTTTGAACTTGAGGAGCCGTTGTTTGTGCTGCTTTACCTAACTTATCAAGTTGTCCGGTTGCGGTATTAACTCCAGCGGTTAAACCAGCTACATTTGCGCCTATTTCAACCTCTATTCTTGGATTTGCCATTTTTCTCTAGTTTAGATGCAATTTCCAACAATTTCTTCGCTTTAGCAAAGTCGCCCTCTGTGGATTGGAAAGGCTTTAAAGTTTTATCCCAAGGTAAAGGCCAAATTTTCTCTGGCGAAATATTAGCGCCTTTCTTTAAATGCGGTTGCAATCCGATAACCGCGTGAACTCGCATAGATTCGATAAAATCCTTTTGGTCTATTTCGTGGCCCTTAATTAGCGCCTTTATTTCTTTCCGTGATAAAGCAAAAAGCTGATTGTAAGGGATTTTTGTTCGCCCTACAATCAGCATTAAATTTTCTCTCGCGGAATAAACTTCCTCTTCGTCTTCTTGGTACTCAGTTAAATTTTTTTTTCTTGGGTTTCACCAATTCCAAGTTCCAGCAACAAATCCGCCAAAACTTCATTAAATAACTTCATTACGTCTTTACCTTCAATCCAAATCTTCAACTCCTCCAATGTTACTGGATTAGTTCCTTTGCGAACGCAAGCTACTTTGTGGCACTCAATTAATAGGGCGTAAATCATTTCGATTTTAGGTATTGATTGGCCGCTAAATGCGTCCGCAATTCCTTGTCCTGTAAAATCCTCAAAGTTGGCCAAAGCGCCCAAATTTGGGTAAAAGAAAATCTCTCCCTCTTTGTAGGGAGCTGAATGGTATTTAGCCATATATTTGTTTTAGGTTGGTATTACCGTGATTGTTGGAGCGCCAGCAAAGTCGAAAGTTCCAGAGAAAGATACTTGAGAGTTTCTTTCCGCAGTAATTTCAATTGAGTTAAGTTGCGCGTCAACAGTAATGATTTTGTCGCCTGATTCAGTACCTCCAAAAACCAATTCAAATACTTTCCCAATGTCTTCCATTAGGTCAAAAGCTGAAAGGTTAGAGGCTCCAGTTGAAGCAAAATCGAGGTCTCCAGAGAAAGAAAAGGAGCCAGATTTGTCACCGCCTTCAAGTCTAACGCCATAATCACCGGTACAATCGTTTCGAACGGTTACGGATTCATTGGAAATAGAAACTGAGGCGGAGGTTTTACACACGACCGGAAGCGAGTTCCACTCAAATGTGAAGAAATTTCCTAATTGGTAAGTTGCCATAGCTTATTCGTTTTAACAAATATACAGAAATTTTTATTTATTAAGATACTTGGAAAATATCGAGCGTATAACCAATAATTTTTTGATAACCGATTTGGCTTGTACCTTGCTCGATTTGTGTACGCGAAAAGGATTTGCGTAAGTTTATTAATTGCAAATCAGCTGGTAAAACTAAATTATCAATCGTCAAAGCTAACTGAATAACGTTGCTAATTGTTTCGCTTGCCCTTTTGCCTCCAGAGCCTTGCGGAAATTTGGTTATAATGCTAATCGATACGGTTGCCGTTTGTCTAATTGAGCAATCGTTATTAGTTGTTTCAGCTTCGTTTTGGTCGGTAATTAAAACATACGCTTGTCCACCCATGAAACTAGCTGGCGAAACAGTTGGAGGTAAAAAAGTATCAAAAACAGGAATAGTTACGCCATCAACTATTAAAGGCGAAATTTCAGCTAAAATTGCGGTTCGTATGTTTGTAGCTATTTCTCTCATCCTAAATCCTTGTTTATTTCTTTTTCAATTTCATCCACTAAGTTAGCCGTATTTCTTAAAAAGGCTGGCATCAAATAAGGTTGGCCAATAATTCGTCCGCGTCCGTTTCGGTAAAAACGCCTTGCAACGTCTCTAATTTCTTGCGTATATTGAGGATTAGACAAAATTTCTCGCGCACTTAATCCCGTGCCAAATTCCAACCAAGCCTCAATCTCAAAGTCTGGGTCGCCGCTTTGTACGCCTACGCGCCAACTTAAACCGTTATCCTCAACAACTTTGTCGATTCTTTGCTTTATTGATAATGGTAAGCCTTCCCAAGTACTTGGAGCAGCTGCAATGGCTTGTCTTTCAATATCGGTTGCAACGCTTGACAAAATATCCTTTACGGCCTCAATAACAATGTCTTCTTGTTTATCGAGGTCTTTTAAAGCCGCGTCTAATCCTTTAACCTTTACTGCCATTAGATGCCTACCATTGTTATAACGTACTCTTTGTGCTGGCGTTCGTCAAGAAGTTGAACGCCTGTAATTTTGTAATACTTTGACCGATAAAGGATTTGGTAAGCTTCAGTCGGCGTAAAGCTATTGCGGTACTGGATGCCTACGCGGTAAGTGTTTGGCAACACCAAGTCGCTAGACTCAATAGCGTTGGATGCCCTTGTCTGAGTAACTGAGGCAAATGTAGTAAGCGCAGTCGAAGCCGTTGGAGTTGTTCCGCCAGCTCCATCGCCAAGGTTCTGAAAGCTAACAAACGCAACTTTCTGGTCGTATTTTCCAAAGTTTATCATTATACGAAATAATCAGCTCGGTACTTGGTTTCAGTTGTAATACTTGCCTTTTGCGCGTATTGCTCTTGGACGCTAATAATATTCTGTCTAAAGGCGAAATCCGTTGCAATTCTTCTAAGCATTGCAATTTGTAGGTCTTGCGGTAAAGGATTAGAGTTATTAAATCCAGCGGTATAAGTGTAATTCTCAACCTCTGTTTCGTCCGTTGTTACATCCGCCACCCAAGGGCCAATTGGATAAATTCTCTCAGCTCTTTTATTATTCGTGATAACCACATTTCTTTGAACGTAAAGCATTCCGGATGCTTTCTCCGATTCTATCCTTGCCGCTGGGATTAATTCGTTTGTTATCAACGTATCCCAGTCGTTAAAATCTATTTGCATCCAAGCCTTTGCCTCTGCCAAAGTAATTGGCTCAGTTGCAACTTGCGACGCATAACTAATGTTTAAAGGCTTGCTCATTTCGTTTTAAATTCTTTTTTGTCCACCTTAATCCAAACGGCTAGACCTTTATCGACCAAGTAAGTGTTGTAGGTCTTGCCTACGCAAATAACTTCGCCTTTCTCAAAAGGTACTAAGTCCACCAATAATTTAATCATAAAGATACAATTTTTATTTTGTCAAATGTTTTTTATCATTCCAAGGCTCAAAGTCTTGCCAGAGTCGGTATCCGTGGAAAACGTACAAAGACCGAATTAAACCTACCTTTAAACCTAACTCCTTTACTCGCATCGAAAACAGAGAATCAAAGGCCAAACTATTTTCGACAAACCTAATTTTTTTCCAAGTCTTGTATTGGAAAGCCATAAAAAACCCGGCAATGTATTGGCTAATTTCTTGGATGCCTTCACCTTGGTAAGCCATTGCAATTTCGTAATGCCTACGCACGTCCAATTCGTAACTAAATTCGTTTTTATGCAGTTGGTGTTTAGACCTAAGCCTATTCGTGTAGCATCCAACCAAGCCAAATTTATCGCCATCTAAAGCCAAAGCATTGTTTATTCTCTTTCCCCAATCTGCGGTTAAATAAAGAATGTCGCCGTCTTGCATTACAATCCAATCCTCGTCTTGAGCATTTAAAGTACTCAAATACTCGTTATAGGCTTTACCTATATTTTTATTTAAGTCGAACGGATTCGAATAAAATATCTTTAAAGATTCAGCCACGTCTTTTCCTCGTAAAAGTTCAAATTCTTGTTTGAAGACGGATAGCCAAACAGGCATTCGCTTGGCTTGGAAATTATACCCGGAAAGCGTTCTGTTAAATACCTATTCATTTCGTAATCCTTTAGCCTTGCCTTTACATTTTCGGTATTAAACCAATAGAAAGAGCCAGAATAATGAAAGTCTTGCGGAACGTATGGAGGGCAAGGCAAAAGCTTACCACAAACCCCAGAGAATATTTTATTAGAAAGGTCTGGAATCGTTTCCAAGTTGCCTTTATAGCTGTGTTCAATCCAAAGGTCTAAGCCTCTCCAAATAGGTCGAGAAACGCCTTTGCAATGAGCGTAAAACGTTATCCCATCTTTGACGCGTTTAATTGAATCGATAAAATGCACTGACTCACCCAAAACGCGATTATTTTCCACAAGCTCAATTTGGCAGTCGCTTGGTAAAAGCGATTTTAAAGGCTCTAGGAACGCTCTTCCGTCAATTGCGACCTTTACCACCTTTTTGCCGTCAAAGAGGCTCCAGTACTTGTTTAATAGCTTTAAATTGAGCCTGTGGTAATGAGTTATTTTACCGCCGTAGTAAATGAAGTAAATTAGATTCTTTGGAACGTTAACGCCCATAAAGTTGGAGTTTTTGGTTGCTCGATTAAATTAAATCCAAAGCCTTTAAACATATCAATCCATTCATTTTCGCTTTTAATATTTATGTGGCCCCAATCTTCGTCAAACTCTGTTTTGTTTGGAGTTGAGGAAAACAAAATAACGCGTGGTTTTACGGCCTCTAGAGCCTTTGAAATCTCTTGGTCGGTCATATGTTCAGCCACCTCAATCCATAGCATTAAATCGGCTTCTTTTGGCTTTTGGTAAACCTTTAGCAAAGGGTAATTTTCTTTGCAATAATCTCGATGCGATTTAAATATGTCTTGCCCAATAATGTTAAAACCTTCTTGTCTTAAAACCTCGGCATAAACGCCAGTTCCACAACCAAAGTCCAAAACGCTTTCTGGGTTAAATTTCTTGCAATACTCTGCGACTTCTTTAGCCAAGCCAACAAAGTCGGCGTTTTCCATTGTAAGGTTTAGGCTTTCAATCTCAGCCTTTAAAAACTCGTTTTCTGTAATTTTCATATTTTAGATTTCACCACACGTTTTACAATTCTTTTTAAAATACATAGGACATTCCGTTCCATCTTGGTTGCTTGGCTCTTTAGTAAAGTAAGCTTGCATTTCTCCCGGCTTGGTTAAATACCGCTCGCAACTCATTTTAAGCTTGCATCTTTGCGGCTTGCATAAAGTAAAATCGGCCATCGTTTTTTTCTTTAAATGTAATAATATTTTTAATGTTTTTGATTTTCAAGTGATTGTATAAAAAAAGGCGGGAAAAATTCCCGCCCTTTTTACCATTTAAAACACCTATGAAAGATTAGGTAGTTTCAAGAAGCGCCTTCGCAGCTGCGAAAGTTCCTTTAATTAGGCAAGGAGTATCGTTAGCAGAGATGAATTGAACCAATCTTTGCTCGATTCTTACAGTCTTCAAGTTGTCGATGAAGTCATCGCCAGACTCTCCAATTGCTACTTGCAAACCGCTTCTCAAACGTACGTTAATAACTGAAAGGTCACCACCAACGAAGTCGGCTGCGGTTCCAGTCAAAGCGTTAGTTGGGATAATCTGAACACCCCAAGCATTGATTCCACCTTGTGCGTTGAAAGTAACGCCAGCTGGTAGGATATACTGCTTGTCTGCGTCTTTCTCGGAAAGCATCAAGTGATATTGTCCTGTCTCAACGAATACGCCAGATGCGGTTCCGTTAGCAGCTTTAACTTGTGCAATAATTCCGTGAATAACGTCCCAGTTAGTTGCAGCCTCAACACCGCCAGCCATAGAAGCGCCGGTGAAAGTAGTTGACTTAGAAAGCAAACCAGCAAGCTGAGGGGAAGTACCGTTACCAGTAAACAATTGGTTTTCGATTACAGTCTCAACGCGCTTAACGCCATTGGATTGGATGTAAGAAGCCAAGTAAGCGGCATCTTCCAACATTTCCATTGAAACCTTCATATGAACACCAATCTTCTCAACTTTAGCTCTCTGCTCTTTGTACTGAACGTCGATTTGAGTTTTCTCAACACCTTCTCCAATCATTACTGGAGTACCTTCTTGGTCGTACTCTTCAACCCATACTGCATACTGAGTACCGATAGCTCCAACAGATACGTTAGAAAGGTAAACAAGTAGTCTTTGACGGATAGGAGAAACAACACCGGTAAACTCAGAAATAGTTACCTGAGAGCTAGAGTTAGCGTTAGCAATAGTTGAAGCCAAAGTAATAGTTCCAACTGCTTTCTCGCTGATTTCGAAAACCAAAGGAGCTTTCAAACGAGCGTTAGGCTCGGACTTCAATCTTTCGATTTCAGCTTGAACAGGCGCGTAAGCCTTCATAAATGCGCTTTTGAAATCTTCAGCGCTTACCTCTTTCTCAACTGCATTTTTCTGCAATGCGATGTCAAGTTTGTCAAGTTGCTTTTGCATTTCAGCAGCTTCGTCCTTGCTCATTACTTTGTCAAATGATTTCAACAAAGATTCTGCCTTTTCAAAAGCCTCGTTGGCTTTTACTTCGGCGTTGCTAGCTTTAGCCTTAAGAGCTTCGCCAGCTTCTGCGATTACCGCTTTAACGGCATCCAAAGTTAGATTTTCCATTTTTCTAGTTCTTTTTTTAGTTCGTTTATAGTTAGTGTTTCAACCTCCACGGCTTTCGTATTTTCCAAAGTAGCTTCGGCTGGCTTTAGCATTTCCAAAAGTGATTTAAGTTGATTCTCTAATTTCTCAATTAATTCGTCGGTTGCGTCTGAAGTCTTAACAAACTTCTCAAGTCTTGTAAGGTACTCGAATGCATCCGCTTCGCTTTTAAGGTCGATAAACGTAGTCTCTGGATTAGCGCCCAAGAATTGAACCGCGCTACCTTCATACATCATAACCTCTTTAATCAAATTCGCCTTGGCTTGGTCGTCGTACATTTCCTTAATTGTACGGAATCCAAAAGAATGTTGGTTAATCAATTCCGATTCAATCATTTTCTGAAAGTCCTGACCAGCCGCGTGGCTACCAATTTTCGCCTCGTATCTCAAACCTTTCTGGTCTTCGTAAAGATTGGTAATTTTAGCGACAACCTTATTTTTATCGTGGTCCAAAAGGTATTTAATCAATTGCTTTCCAGATGGTCCGCGCTCCATTACAGTCTTGCTAAACGCTCCGGGTTCGATTACGTCTCCATCTAAATCTTTGTTACCGAAAACGGCAAAATAGCCAGAAACAATCCCTTGCTTCATATCGCTATCCGCAAATCCCTGATTAAGTCCCTTTAATATCATAGCTTATTCGTTTAAGCAAATATACAAATAAAAAAAATTAGGAAACAAAAGAGGCCGTTAGGCCTCAGATTGCGTTTCGTCTTCTTGCTCGAAAACAATGTTATTACCTTGGTTAGGCAATGGCTCTGAATGTTCATTTTCACCGCTTGTTATTTCGTCTGGTATTCCATCTGGAAAAGCATCGCAACCGCCTTGAAACATTCTAAAATGTTTACATTCAAAGCAAACTAATTTTTTAGCCTCCATTTCTATTTTTTAAAATATCTGTCAATGAGTCGCCCAACTTCTAAAGCGTATTGGCTTGGATTTGAGCTTAATTTATATTCTGTAAATGCCTCTGCCAAAAATTCGTTATCGTTTGAGCTGGCATATTTACCAAGAAATACATTTGCAATTTTATTTGGGTCGTTTATATCTTTCAGGTAAAATTGTTTAATTATGTCCATTTCAAACCAGAAATTTGCAAGCTCTGGATGTCTTGCCATCATTAATTTATTTTTAACCGCAATAACGTGGCCAAATTCGTGAGTTAATGTTGCCAAATCTACTTTATCTCTGTCAACTTTAGATTTACCGGCATACCTAGTAAATCCGTAAATATCCTTACTTACTCTTTCAATTAATCTTTCGTCTAAATCAGTTTGATGCCCAAAATTAACCTCAACAAGACTTGTTTGGGTTCTCTTTATGTAACCATAACTGCTTCCGCTAGAACGATATCTAAGTTTAATTTGATTATCGGTTAAATAATCGGAAAGCTTGTATTCACTTGTTAGCTTATTTAATTGCTCGTTGTATCTGTTTAATTGATTTAGCGAAAGTTCGGAACTAAATTCGGTTTTTATTACTTTTAACTTAGTTTGTTGAATAATTATTTGTTTAGCTATTTCTCTAGCCTCCTTTAATGTGTTTGCGTATCTAAATGGACCAGCGCTTGGCACGTTTATAGGCGTTTGAGCTACTGAAACCGCAATAGGCTGCGTAGCTATTGGCGTAACCGGTCGAGGCGTTACACCGCCAACAAATGCGTCTGGGAAATTACGTCTGGCGTATCTTTCAGAAACGTAAACCACAACGCACGAACAATTAACCGTCTGAGCCGCTCCGCCATTTATGTCGCCGGGTTTGTCCATCTGAACAATTCCAACTTTAGGAGAGATAAACTCAAAAAACGAGTTAGCTGGTATTGGTTTGTTTTGCGCTTGGATATGCTGAAAACGTGGCTCTTTTGCTCCGCCGTGTATCCAGATTTTCCAAAGGTTTGTGCCAGTTTGATTTGCCCAATCCTGTGCGCTTTTCTTTTTGCCTTCGTTAAACGCTCTTGTCGATTCCGTTCTTGCAATGGCTCGCGCTCGCTTTGGGTCTGGGATTTGCTCAAGCAAAAGCCGCTCAATCTGAAAAGGATTTAAACCAGCTTCTAAACCCTCGGCAATTATTTGCTTAATCTTATTATCTGTATTGGTATTAACGTCAAAAATTAGCTGACTAAGGTTTTGCAAAACCCAATCCTTAATCCACTCTTTCCAAGTGTTTAAAAAGAAATCGTCTGGGACGAAAGCCTTTTCGCGGTTGTCTTGGCGAATCCGGTTAAATTCCTTTGTAGCTGACTCAACAAATACAACCGTATAAAAATCGATGTATGCCTTTTGCATAGGCAAAGGCGACGGGTTAGGCTTAGACTGAAGCTTTAGAGCCTCGGTAAACATCTTTACTCCAAGGCGTTCGTATCTCTTTAAATCAGCTTGCGCCGACCTTCTAACCTTGGAATAATTAATAAGCCTCATTTTTTACGCTTGGAAATCGCTAAAATCGGTTGTCGCATTGCCTAAAGCTTCCTCGCTTGGAATTACGTTGCTAGGAATCCAATGAACGTCCATTGCTGGGTCTTCGCTCGCGTGCCAGTTCAATAAGCTGCGTACTTCGTTGCCAGTAAAGTAAGGCGATTTACCGTATGTGTCTAGAATAACTTGGACGTCTGGTTGTAACTCGGAATAGCTAGAAATGTCGAAATCAATAACGTAATTCATTCCGTAAGACCTACCAATCCACTCAGTAAATTTCTCCTCAATCATTTGAAGTTGCGGCATTAAAACGTCGGTAACCAAAGCCTTTTGCGCGTGTTCTAGATTGGCAAAGGTAGCGTTGGAGCTAAACAAAACCGGGTTAACTCCCCACAAACCGCAAAGCGTTTGCAAGTCCATATTCTGAGAGTTAATAATATCCATTGCAACAGGTGACAAACCGATTGCATCGTAACGCAAAGGAATTGAAGAGGCAACGATTTTATTAATGTTTTTACTTCCGTTAATTCGCTCGTCAATTCTTTCGTCCATCTTAGCGCGTTGCTCAGGACTTGGCCAAAACTCTGGATTAGGAACGTTAGGCGAAATTATACCTTTTGCGCCGCCATTCTGGAAAGTCTTTTGCTTTGCCTCTGTCGCTTCGTTGTTAGCTTGCAAGGTCTTAATACCAGCCAAAAGCGGAGGCATTCCGCGAAGTTGTGCGCCATTCAAATCCCAAGTTAAATTTGTGGTTTTTAGATGCAATACTTGGTCGGCTGGAATCTCAATGTTTTGGTCTCCAATAATCAATTTATAGCCGCGTACTGGCTCGAATAGGTTGCCAGCAACTATTTCCACATAGTTGGAGGGCATAACGTACATCTCTTGAATTTTGCCCTTATTTAGGCCCTCAGTAGGTTGGAAACCGTAAACAAATATTTCGCCGCTAGTATTGTACCAAGTAAGCATATTATCAAGAAACTCCGCCCAAGTTTGCATCGGGTTTGGATTCTTAATAAGCTGGCTAACTGGGTCTGAATAATTAACGTCTTCTAATTCTTTTTTTCGCATTGCAATAGACTGCAAGCGGTTTAATTCCTTAGTCGTGTATTTGGCTCCTCTGTATCTTTTGCTTGCCTCTGTTTCCTTATAAACGTAAGTTGGGCATTGCTTACCTTTCTCGGCTATTTTTCGAATGATTGAGTAAACCAGCGCGTTGCCTTTGTAACCTTGGTCGATAAATGTTTGTTGGTTAGCGTCGTACCAAACAACAAGCGTTGAGGCCGTAAATTGGCCATATAGGATTTGATTGAGGAGGTTTGCATTTGGTTCCTGTGGCGTGGAAATGACCGCTGGATTAATGTACGACCTTAGAGCCTTTAATAGCATAGCATATTCGTTTTAACAAATATACATTAAATATTTTTTTCAAAATAAGCCACTCCCCAAAACCACATTATAACCAATCCAAGACGGCCATACCACTATTGAAAAGGTGAATTTTGTGCCTAACATTAATTCAGTAAAACCCCAGACCAAAGCGTCCACGCGGTCGGGCGATTTGCCTTTGTCCGGGTCAAATGTAACCATTTGTTTTTCTAGTATCGGAAAACTCCCAACGTGGTAAATTTTATTTTGCTCATAAAGGCTATAAATAGGCTCTGCGCGGACGTACTTTCCTTTTGTGGCCGTTACTAGCTTAATTCTAGCGTTGCCGCTCTGCGACCTTAAAACGCTTTCGACCATATCGCCGCCTTGGTTTTTTTCAGCAACAATACAATCGGCATCCCAATTTTTAAACGCTTGGCTCGCAACCTTTGCCCATTCATTAGGCGAATACTTACCGGACAAATCCTCCAAGACGTAGCCTTTGCCTTGGCTATCTTTTCCCAATACCATTATCCCGGTTTCATCCGATTCTAGATTTGCGGAAGCGGCTGGGTCAATCGCAACAACAATACGCTCCAAATCTGGCTTGGCTGCAACTCTAATTTTATCAATCAAAGGTTTAGACCAAAGTAAACCCTCGGCATCGTCTAGCCATTTGCCCAAAAATAAATGTTCGTATCTATGGAGGTTTTCCGCTTTAACTCTTTGCGCTTGGTCTATAAAGCTTTGCGAAAGGTTGCGCTCGTTGTCTAAATAGGTCGTATGGATGTAGCTACAATTCTCAGTTTTATGCTTCACAAAGCGATTATAAATCCAATGCGACTTGTAACTTGGATTCATTACCAAAATAACACGGTTGGGCTTATTTGCCGCTCTAATTGAAAGGTCAATGCGGTCGAATACGTCTTCGTCATTTAGTTCCTCGGATTCGTCAAGAATAAAGGTTGTAACTCCAGCGATTGATTTGAGGTTAGCCGTTGCCGTGCCTTGGCTAGTCTTAATACCACGAAATAGAATCTTTGAGCCTGTGACCTTATTTATAATTTCGCTTTGGGTAATCTCAAAATCTCCTTCTTTATTCATTAACTCTATTTTGTCAATGAATTCTGGGATAATCGAAATAAAGGCCGAAGTTAAAGTCCAACGAGTAAAAAGAATAACGTGGCCCTCTTCGTAAGTTAGATTTAAAAGGAATAGGGAAAGCGTCCAAGACTTACCAGAGCCTCGGCCGCCAGTAATTAGGAAATACCTATTTTGTGGCCATTCTAAAAATAAAGGCCTGTATTTGTCTATTAATTGGATTTTATCCATTCAATTGGAGGCGTTACTTTTTCGCCTTGTGTTGTTACGTCAATTGATTGCTTAGGCATTCCAAAACGATAGTTTAACCAAGTTTTAATTGCTTGAATGTCACCGTCTTTGCAACGGCTCCAAAGAGCTTTCCAAGCCTCCTCTGGAACTGCAATTGCATCCATTTGTTCAATTATCTTTATTTCGTCTGCTTTTGACTTTCGACCAGCTCCCGGTCTTGCGCCTCCATTTTGTCCCATCTGAAATAATCTGTTTATTCAGTTCAAAGGTAAATAAAAAACCTTAACCAATCGGCTAAGGCTTTTATCAGTTAACATAAACCCAATAAAACTATTTTAATTCAATTACTTTTCCGGTTGGATTACCTGTAAAATCGCAGAGCTTTCCGTTCCATTCAAATTTAACCTCTTTCTCTCTCCCTTGATAAGCCGCTGCAATCAATCTAATCTGGCGCTGGACTATTTCCATACTCATAAAATATCCTTTGCCTTTATTACTCCAAGGCGACCATTGGCCGTCCCTTAATCTGTATCTAATCTCCAGCGAATAATCTGGCTTACTCTTTGGCAGTTGTTTAGCCATTCTTTTCACGAATTAAAACCTCTAATCCAATCGCATCGCAAATTTTACGCAAGTTAAACAAGCTAATCGACTCAAAGCCATTCTCGACTTGATTAATCGGTTGGTGACTTAAACCAATTTGGTTTGCCAAATCTACTTGGTTAATTCCAAGCCTCTTTCGTGTTCGTCTAATTAGTCGGCCTTCCTCTAAGCTCATTTTCGTTTCGTTTCCACAAATATAACTTTTAAATTGTTTTCCTTATTAAAACTTAATTTTGTTTAAATAAATTTTGAATTCAAAACGTTTAAAATTGTAATGCTATTATCCCTTATACCAGATTGTTTTTCTTTTTCTGTTTCTCTATCTGACATAACGTAACAATTTAATCTATTAGAAATTTCGTTTGCAATCCATTCTGGATTTTGGTCTTTATACTCAATTACCAAATCTTTTAAGGCTAAAACTATTTTATCAAAATTGTCCATAATATTTTTTTTCGGTGTTTAAAATGGCAAAAGCGGATAGATTCCCATCTGTATAAATTCTTCGCCTTTCTTTACAATGCATTTGCGAACGTTCAACTCAAAAACGTTTTTATCGTTAAAGCCGTATTTCTTTTGCGCTATGTCAATCGTAACTTTTATCCCATTATCTATGTCGGACGCTTGTGAACTATATCCAAAAAACAATTCTACACGAAGCATAATAGTTGGGTCAACCTTTCCAGCTGGCATTTGTAAAAGCATTGTTTTTTCGTGTTGCCTATAAGCATCCGATTTTATCTTTCTACCTAAATAGGCTCCGTTTATGCTTAAAGGCTTTTCGTTTAGCTTAAATTGAATCATTTACAAGCTCTATAAACGAAGTCCATTGCAATAGTGTACAATGCAACCAAAACCATAAAAAGAAAGCCAAAAGGCATCTTAAAATGAGTTAGAGCGAAGATACTTAACGCAGTATTAACCGCGCTAAATAAATCCGCTTTTTTAATGCTAAAACGGTAATCCTTTTCCATCTTTTTCATATTGTGAATCAAATTCCCAACCAGCATTTGTAACTCTCGCTCTTTCTGGTCCTTGATTTAAAATTTTCTTTTCTGTATTTGCTGGTTTAAACTCGTTTTTCTCTTTAACTGCATTCGGTTTCCATTCGTCTACTTCCAAATAATGAGTCGGCTTGCCTTCAACCTTTTGTTGCTTTTCCTTCATTACTTGGCTTACCCATTCCAAATCGTTATCGTTTAAATATTTCAATAACTTCTCTAGGTCGCTTCGACTTTGGCTAATCTTAATCATTTGGCCAAACTTAGTTTGTACAATCTTTGCGTTTCCGCCGTAAATCTTTTCCATTTCTCTCTTTATTTAAATTAATTTATCTAAGTTTCTATTTTCTCGAATTGACTCTAAAATAAACAATTTCCAAATCTTATTCTTTGATTTGGCACCTACAGTTGACTCCTCAACCCAATGTTTAGTTAAACGCAATTCTTTCCTTACGTCTTGCTCAATTTCCTCAACGTTAAAAGTCCAAGGCTTTAAAATACCTTTTTCTTGAAACTTGTTAAACCAGTTAATTCCCCACTCCGCTAGGTCGAGGCAATAGCCGGTATCTTTTGCGTGCTGGTAATTCTCGCGGAATATGTTTTTACCTACTTCAATCCAGTAAGCTATTTCCTCAGCGCTTGGCTCTTTGCCTTTGTTGTTTTGGTTTTGGATTTCCATTACGATTTGGCTTTGGTGATGCTGGTAATACTGGGTTATCCATCC